CATTGATTTACCAGCATACTTTGCAGGAATTTCAGATTCAGATTGTGAAGTTACCTCCGTCTGTGCTTCTTGTGTTACTTCCTGTGTTTCTGTTATTGGTTCACTTGTTAAAGGTGCTTCATCTACTACTATACTTTCACTCATTGTGTTGTTCTCCGTCCTCTTCATGATTATGAAGTTTGATTATGTTGAATTTCCGTCTTGGAGTTCTTCCAACGCTAGGTTTGTTGCATCTTCTAAACTTAATAAAAAGTTTATTACACGCAACTGGCCTTTGATTACCCAAAGGTCTTTTTCGGTATTAATATTCTCTATGTTAGCAATACTGTCTTCTAAATTTCTTACATCCATTAATAAATCAGCCCAACCTTCTGTTTCTGTCATACTTAATCTATCTTCTAGAAAATTCTGGTCATTTTTTGGCATTATTGAACGGTAGTATTAATTTCTCTTTTGTTTCCTGCAGCTCTAGCTTTAGCCAGGTTTAATATTGTTTCAGATTGTAGATGTTCTACTTCTGGCATGTTACGAGCAGTTTCAGAACGCATATGTTGAATATCTGCTATGCCTTTTTCAACTGCTACTTGATCTTTCTGTAATTTAAGTAACTTTTCTTGCATATCCATTTCATTTGGCTGACTACTCATAGCATCTGCTTGATGTTTCATAGCTCTAGCTTCTTCTTCTTTAGCTTCTGCAAGAGTTTTTTGTACATTAGCTTGTAGTTGTTGCATTTCAAGCTGCATACCCATTTGTTGCATTTCTTGTTCTTGTGGATTTGGCTCATCGCCTTGCATTAACGCATTAACTATCTGATCTCTATTATGAATAGAAGAATTTTGGAACATAGCTAACAAGATAACATTGAACGCAGGTGAGTCTTTAGGTATTGCTTGTAGCATAGCTACCATTTGTTGACCTTCAAGCTCTTTAGCCATAATGCCCATAGTAGAATACGGTACAAATTTAAAATCACTAACAGGATAGCGGTCTACATCAAACTGTATCTTACGGTACATACTCTTATTAATTAGAGGAATAAGAAATGTATTTTGAAAATTCATTAAAGTGCGTTTTTGTCTTTTAATAGCAGCACTTTGCATCATTGACATGCCACTAGCAGTATCACCGCCCTGTGAAGTTGTATCAGCAGAGCCAGTACCCATTTGTATCATGTTTTGTAAAGACTGAACTTGCATAAATGTTGACTGATCGGTCTGGCCCATGTCTAAAGGCATAATAGCCTCTCTTGGATTACCGTTTGTTAGTATAGTCTTACCTGCTCTAACTTCAAACTTAACTCCACGAGGTAGTCGAGTAGCATCAGCGGCCATCATAGGTGTAGTAGTAAGTGCTAATGAGTCAATCCTTGCTCTCATCTCTGCATCTAAAGCCTTCTGCGGGTTATATCCCTTTTCAGCAACACCCCTTCCCCAAAATTTGTTTGGCACAATGTCGTGTTGATAAGAAACAAAAGGTCTGTCTTTCATCATAAACGCATTTTCTTCAACTCTTAAAATGTATTCATCGTTTACCATAGTAACAACAGCTTCTACCAACTCATCTTTGTCTTTTTTAGTATATTCAAAGTCATCTTTGTTAGCACTTGCCTTTAAAAAGCGTTTTGGAACTAAACCCCAATACTCACAAATTTTAACAGAGTCTGATTCGTCTGCTTGTTTTGTTTCCGAGTCATATCCAAACCTAGCTGTGTCATAATCACCATCAAGAGGAACATCTCGATAAATACCAGAGCGAATACCTTCTACTACATGGTATCTAGGTTTAATAACCTCATGTGCAACACCTAATGCTTCATCAATGCTATTTGCAGCAGGGTCAATAAGAAATTCTAATGGGGATATGGGTTCAACTTTAACATCAATACCAGCAAACTCTGTTATACCTCTTATTCCAGTCATTGAGCCTTCTACTGGCTCTTCTGAAGGCGCTCTTTCTACAACTTGGTTAACAACTATTTTTGCAATACCTGTTCCGTAGATAGCACCATTGAGAAAAACCTCTGCTATTGCATCTTTGCAGCCAGTTTTTTCTAAATCTTCTTGTAGTAAATTGCGTATATACTCAGCTTCACTATTGTCTTGGTCAAGCATGTCATCTTGTATATCAAACCACTTGCCTCGTCCAAATGTTGCTTCTTCTAATTCTGCAACCGAAGATTCAATTGCCTGCTGTAAGGCAGGTGCTATAATTCTTGAGCGTTCTGCTGTTCTTGTTCTATCTGACTCGTTCCAAATACCACGCCATAGACGATAGTATTCATCCCATTGGGAAGTATAGTTTTGTTCTCTGTGATTTCTCCAAGAGTCTAGTCTATAGTTGAGCCAACTAGCTAATGCTTGGTATTGTAATTCTTTCTTGTCGTTCATAAAAAACTATTCTCCAGAAATTGTTGGCGATTATATCACAAATCTAAGTTTTAATGTATGCTATCGCTTAAACTTTCTATTTCAATTGCTCCATCCATTATCATTTTACATATAGATAAGTCTACATTTTCATCATTAGGTAATAACTTAGGGTCTAAGTCATTTGCTAAATTAGCAATAATTGACAAAGCAGCTACATACCTTAATCTAATATTTGATGTATCTTGGGAAAACTCCCACACACTATCATATTCTTCTTGTTCTAAATCTTCAATATCCTGCCACATCATCTATTGGACTCCAATCATCTTCTAACTCTATAGTATGTGCAAAGTCGGCAACACTTACTTGGTCTATATACGCTAACGAGTCGAGCAAATCGTCATGTGCTAATCTGTTTGGAAAGTCTAACATCTGGTTTTTAAAATGCTTCCAGTCTTTATCTGGATTAAATGTTATCTGACCATGTTCCATTCTACCTTGTAGTGACCAAGTAATTCTATCTAATTTCTTTTTACCACCATGTCGGCACTCTATAATAGATATGAATTGATTTTCTGTCCTCATTTCATCTTCAAGGTAAGGTAATATAGCATTACGCAATGCCCCAGTTTCAATACCTACTGAAGTAGACTCTACCTTCATCGCAGATGAAAGAATTTTTTTGGCTGTTTCTTTAATGTTCCAACGACCATGTAGTATGTCTTTAACCCACCACTTATCACGGTCGATTTTAACAATAGCAATAGCAGTTTCATCTAGCCTAGAGCGTTTTAAGTTCCTTTCTTTCTCACTATCTTCGTACCCAGCAGGGTCTACAGCTATTACATAGCTTCCTTCTAGTGGTTCTTCATCTACTTTAAACCATTCTTCTTTAAATATACCACCACTAAATGTTTCAAACGATGCTTCAAACTCTTGTCTAAACGACATTGAGGACATTGACTTACTAGCAGCAGCAATTTCTTTTTCTGATAAAAAGGGATTATCAATAGAAGTAAACTGAAATGTATCCCAATCTTCATCTTCTTTTGCATCTTGGTACAAATCAAAGAAATGATTTTTCCCTGCGGGCGTACCTATAAATAATGCCCTACCCTCCACATCGGCAAGAGTTGGCCTTATTATCTGTTCCCATACCACAGGCTTCATTGAAGCGTATTCGTCCAAAACTACATATGCTAGTCCAACGCCACGCAATGTTTCTGGTCTATCAGAACCTTTTAAGTAAATCTTTCTACCATTAATAAGCGTAAGAACCGCAGTATTCTCGTAGGCTTGCAATATTAAATCTTTACCAAGTTCTTTTAACATCGCCCACATAATATCTTTGGCTTGCTGGAATGTTGGTGCTATATAGAATACATCTTTAGAATCAGACTGTATGGCGTTGATTAATAATAACCAAGCAGAAAGGTAGGACTTTCCAAAGCGTCTACCCGCAGCCACAATTTTAAATCGTTTATTAGACTTAAATATTTCTAATTGAGCAGGGTGTAAATTAATGTCTAGTTCAGCCATCAAACTTCTCACTCATCGAGGATGAATCTATATTAACAATAACCTCATCGTCAGACATCTCTTCTGGTTCTATAAGTTCCGCATCTGGAGTTGAACCAATCTGTTGTTTAATGCTTTCTATTGAAGCTACATTAATAATAACCTGTGCGTCTGCTTTAGTTCTTGAAGAGTCAACCGCTTTATGAACAGGCAATATTCTATCAAGGCACATTTTTAAACAGTTCACATCGCCCTCTAATGCCTTCTCTAATACTTTAGCCACAATTTCTGGCGACTTAGTAGACATCAATTCTCTTGAAAGAGCAGCATACTTATTGACAGAGCCCTTAGTTCTTCCTGCGGGGTTTAAAGGTTTCATGCCCTTGTGGAAGTTAGGGTTTCCTCGTTTCTTCTTTGGTTCTGCCATTAGGCTCGTAATAGAGTTATCTTGTGGGTATTATAACACAGCCTAGAGTTATGAACCAAATTTCGTTTTTTGTGCGTTGGAGGTAATATATAGGTAGGTCAAAAGCTATGAGCCTCCCCCCGGGGGAGGCGAGTATGCTTTTCAAAGCCATAAGGCTTTGACAGGGCTGGGGTTCGGGGCTATTAGGGCCGACGCTCTTGCTCTGCTGTTGCGAGGGCTGGCAATAAGGCTGGTAATAACTGGAGTCCAAAAGAAACTCATGTTATTCTAGGCTTATTCTAGCCCGAGTTGAGCCGACTCTTAGGCGAATCCTTCATGCTCTTGCGAAACTAAGCGACATCGGAGCATAGTTGAGCCCATTTCTGAGAGTGAAGTGTAAGAGAGAGGGATGCACAATATTTGCTGGAACATTTAAAAGATTACTTACCACAAAGAAAAGCTATAAGAATATATTTTATTTACTAGAGATATAATTAAATGCTAGTAGGCGAGTGCTGGAAAGCATAGTAAGATTTTAGCTGATGAGATAGAATTATAGGAACTCATTTATCGCTACTAGTCCAGATTGAAGAAAAACAGTTGTCTGTGGTTCTATAAGTATTTACTAGTAAGGTGTATATTTGTTATAATAGAACCAGTTACAAAGAAAGACCTTTTAATAATACGGAGTAAGAAAAAATGAAAACATTATCAAAAAATAAAGACAACACCACAAGAATAGTATTTGATATCAAATTCAAATCACATAAAGACCCAATGAAAAAATATGACCATTGGACACAAATAAATAATATGTGTATTCTAGCATGTGACAC